ATAAGCGCCTTGACAGATACCACCTCATCTGCAAGCGGGGAGGCATCCAGCCCAAGAGTAGCGAAGAGATCAGCTACAGAACCAGTGGTGCTACGGTTTGGCATTGTGTATCTTCCTCTTCCTTAGTTTACGGGCTTTGTTAGCACTTACGCCCTTCAAGGCAGACTTGAGATCTTTCCAATCTCCACCTGCCCCGCGATCGGGATCAAGTGTAATTATTACGCTTTTCTTCTGTGGCGGATACTGCTGGAGGAGTAAGTCATCAGCATTGAACGCCTTATCTGTTGCGTTCTGCCTAGCCTTATTTAACTGGTAGGAAGCAAGCTGAGCCGGAAAGAAGTCACGACGGCGGTCCCACTGATTGATACGCACATCATAAAGGGCTGTGACCTTGGCTAGGGATGACTTCCAGAACTCTTCAGAAGACAGCCCCAAACACCGAGCCACAGCCCAGTACTGTAACCACGACTTGTTTGAGGCTAGAGAGGGTCCTCTCCCTCTCTTACTTCCTGCTTCTCCCGCACACCCTCAATCTGTACGTCCGACATGTCGGGCAGGAATAAGTCAAGCGCGACCTTGAGACACTCAAGGACGTAAGCGTAATGACGATAGCCGAACAGCTTATCTACGGCCTCTTGCGTCAGATCAGGCTGGTGTTCAATCAAGGACCAGTACAGCAAAGCCCCAAGTATCTCGGGGTCCTGCACCTCCTTAATCCCGAACCCAGCCGATAACAGGTTGTAACCAGTGTCCTTGAGGATTCCCTTAACCGCGAAGTTGTTAAGCTCCATGGTATAGATCTTGCCCTTCAGGTTAATGGTCGTGAGCGGATCGAGTTGAAACGTCTCTGCAATCCGCTCCTTCCGCAGTGCCGCCGCTTCTTTGCTGCTAACAACTCTTACCGTCTCTCCGTCAATAGCCCTCACCATACACTCTCCTTTTTACGACCAGTTAGGCTGGCCAGTGACCTTGAGTGTACCAGATGCCATCAGGATGGTTCCGATGTCAGCCTTAGGGCTGATCGTTTGCACGTAGGTGGCATAGTCCACCGTGTTGTCGGAGTCATCCGGAAAGATGGTCTGGAAGTTGGTAAGCGTACGAGCATAGCTGTTAGTCCGCAACTCGATATGAATCTCGTTGGACGGCCTCCAGTTACAATCGAACGCCACGTTATCCCCGTCAGCCAAGCCGGGGATGAACTCCCGAAAGAAGCCTACGGAATCGTGACTGGTCGCATCCAGCAAGTCAAACTTGATGGACGGGCCAGACAGTTTGGTCACTTCGGGGACTGTGGTGAATTGCTCCGGTGAAGTGCCATCACCAATCTTTAGAAGTGTGCCGTTTGCGATAATCGCGATTGTTGCCATTGTCTGCTCCTTAGTAGTCGGGCTCGTCGTACTCACGAGCTTCCCCTACTGGTTTTGGATTCTGACCTGGGAAGGCCCAGGGGTGACTATCCTCCGCTTGATGCTTGGTCATCTTTGACATCCACAAAGTGGAATACTGGCAGTAGATGCACATGTAATGCTTGCGATCCTTCCACTTGCCAATCTTGTAGCCCCGGAGCTTCTCCAGGTCTTCCTCAGTCGGCGTTATGATTAAGTTTGGGCTTGACATACCATTCTGCCTTAGGTAACTGCTGTCCTTCCAACAACTTAAGTATAACAGGGTCCAGTCCTAGCTTCCGCCACTTCTGTACCAAATAGGACTTTCGAGTAACAAACATCCTATCCAAGTTGATACCCTGGGCCTCAAGCTCAGGCCAAGAGGAGTGTAGTGCACGATGTAGATAGCGCATCCCTCCGAAATAGCGATTCTTATAACCAGCTGCCCTAATCTGGTAGTGGAGATCATCATCCTCATACCCCCAGCCTGGGCCGCCAAAGGGACCGCCCTCATCGAACCTCACACCCTTATGGAACAGCTCAGTGCGGAACAGGCCGTATTGAGTCCAGGCGCACCGGATATCATCACGGGTACGAGACTCAGGTATCTCTATCAGATTGGTGGCGCATTCGTGCCGCTTGTCCGAGAAGTTAGCCGAGTAGGCACCGATCACCCCTAGATCAGAGTGACACTCCAGATACCGCATCATCGTGTAAGACGATAGCGGAACTATCTCAATGTCACCATCCATGAATAGGGTGTACTTGGAACCCTGTATCTTGGCAAAGTCGATGATTACATTGCGGGCTGTGCAGTTGCCCATATTGCGCGGCAAGTCGCACAGATGTAGATAGTGGGGCAGCTTGCCATTGAAGGATGCGCGTATGGCCTCCATAGTGCCGTCAGTTGACCCATTGTCAACCACACAGATCATGGGGAAGTTACCAAGCTGGATAAGCCTCTCAGCCTCAGCAACCAGGGCTTGCACACCCTCCACACTGATATCGCGGGTGTTCCAGCAAAGGTACCCAAGTGTAATTATTACGCTTTTGGTGCCCTCCCCATTGACTCTGGAGATGTACTCCTGGATCTCACCCTTATACTCTGTGGGTATGCCATGGCCCTTAGCCTGACAGTGAGCCCTCATCTTGACACCTGCACCAGCGCCCAGAGTGTCATAGGGACAGTCAATGCACTGACAGTGATTGAGGCCCTTACGATTGCGGGTATTCCAGGTATAGTCTAATGTGCTCTGCATTATCCCCATGTGACCATAACCCTTGTTACTCCCTGATGAAGAGAACGTACACCATCATGCAGCATAGAATCAACCACAGGATTAACTCCCTGGATGACCCTCGAACCCGCTGTGCCCGAGAAGCCACACAGGTAAAGCTTAGCGGAATCACGCACCGTACCAGCACTTTCAAAGTCCTTAGCCCATACATTAACTTGTATGATTGTCTGCTGGACCCCACTGAGCCCAGTCAAATGTTCCACCTCTTTAACCGTGATCTCCTGCACGGTAACGTAGGGGAAGGTAGCGGAAGGAGGCAGGGGCACTGGCGAGATTCCACCCAGGCTAGACGTGAAGTGGCCTTTTAGGAGTTGTATCACCTCAGCTACAAAAGTGTTCACGCCAGTAGCCCCCTGATCAAAGCTGCTATCCCCGCATGGACATCAGCCCTGATTTGTCGATCATTACCGAAGATAGCGTTACTGATAGCCCCTTGACCCTTGCCTGTGGGAGAGCCATTGAATTCGATGAATGGGGCATAATCTTTCTTGGATTCATTGTCAGGGTGAGCTATCAGCTTCTCACCGCCAACCTGAAGCACAGCGCGGGCATGAGTAGGGCCTATCTCCGAGATGGCCACCTCCATAGTAGACAAGCTAGCACCTGTAAGCACCGGCCACTCTGCACGGGCATCCTGTAGAGCGGGTTGTAGCGCCTCATACAGAATGTTGGCAATGGCCTCTCCATTGATCCCAGCAGCAAGCTTAGTCAGGCCAAACGTATTGACCTGGAGTCCAACCTGATCCCCAGCAGCCCTTGAACGCCGACCTGTAGTAACGCGAACACTAGCCATTAGGGTGTGATTAACTCCAGGTGTAGGCGAGTGCTGAAGTGGCAGCTGTCAGGCTCCACGCCCACAATCTTGTAGTTGGTGCCGTCAATCAAGGCGTACATGTCATTGACGATAGTCGGCTGGTAGCTATTCAGCTTGCAGTTACGCCGCTTGAGATCCTGTGTCACAGCCTGTTCACGTATCTGAGTGTCATCGGGCCTCAGCACAATGAAGGGTGCCATACGAGCCTCAAGATCGATCATTCCAGCCACAGAAGTAAAACCTGTGATGACCGGCTGGTTCGCAGCATTGACAGAGACTGTGGCCGTACGAATAGTAACCCGTGACGGCCACATCTCAGGTATCGCTATGCGCAAGCGAGAGTCAAGGATCTGTCTCACAGGTCAGCCCTCTCCCAGTCCTTGAACACTTTCTCACACCAGCTGGGCGTATCGTAGACAAGCTCAGCCATATCAAATACAGACTCGTCAAGCACCAGATCACGCATAGCCTTGGCAGCTGCGCGCATCTCTTTAGCCATCGCTGGACCATCCGTCTGCAAGTCCAGGATCTTGATCTTTTTGAGGATCAGGATCATATTGACCGCCATAGCATCTAGACAGTCAGCAGCAATAAGCTTGGTGTCACCAATGTTGCCGTCCACATCAGTGTTGGCATCGATGATGTCTTGAATCGTGGAGTCAAGCAGAATAACCTGATCGTACCGGAATACGTAAATACCCGCTGAGGCACCACTGCCAAAGAGGATACGGCCATTCTGCGCATCGGTGAGGGTAAATGATGGAGCCGAGCCGCTTGGAGGTGTAATTATTACGCTTCCAGCGACCACGGGGAAGTACGTGGTTTGGAACGTCAGCTGCCCCGCAACCGCAGTGATATTACTCGTTTGGAAGAGGGGCTGATCCTGTATTAAGGAGCGTATCTGAGTGATGAGAGACATTAGCGCTTCCGATTGATCACTGGTTCTTTGACGCGGGTTTCCTCAAACGATCGAAGGTCAGGTGTCTTGGGTTGCGTGCTGCTGATCATCACATCCTTTATCTCGTTAAGGATCTTGACTACAGCACGCAATTCCTCAACAGCTGCCGCCATGAAGTGGTCTGAAGTCGTTTCCGGCCTCAGACCCTGGTCAGGTGCAGCCATAGACTAGGCACCGATGGAGGCTACAGCCATCTTGGGATCAACCTGAGTTGCCCCAAAGATGTGCCGCATCTTGTAGTTGATATCGTCGTTGTCGAAGTTGCCTTCAAGAGGAGACGATGCGCCGCCGCCGATCATCATTGCGTCGGGGTCCTTAACAAACAGCTGAGGCGAACGCCGTCCACGCATGAAAGCGAAGACGAAAGCGGGCCTCTGGGTTGCATCATTGGGATTAGCAATGAGAAACCAAGGGTTGGAGGCGCAAGAGCTAGCCACGTACGGGATATACGGGTTAACTGCCAGCGACACACGGCCCTTCATCCAGTTCTCCGTATACAGGAACTGGTCCGTATCTCCACCACCACCAGCCGCATTGACGCGGATCTGAGTAGCATTGAGAA